TGAATAAGGTTTTAGAGATTGAAGCTTTTGATGGTCAATCCATTCAAAATAAAAACATTTTATTATCATATGCCGAAAATGTAAAAGCCAGCGTGATACTGGATGCAATATTAACAAAACTTGCATATCCTGTAAAAAATAAACCTGTTTTAACTGACATTTATCAAGGCGGATTCAGCTGTGTCGGGAATGCTTTAAAAATTCTTGATGGAGTGTTGGCCAAAGCAGGATATTTGCGAACAATACAAAATGCCGAGATACATATTTATAAAAAAGGCGAAACTGTTGTCAATACCGGGCTATATTTAAGCCCCGAAACTGGATTGCTTAATATCGAGATAGGCGATGAGATTGTTTCAGTTTTAAAAGATGAAGATTCTCTACCGGATTTTAAAGGAAGTAAATTAAAACTCACTACTTTAATTTTTCCTCAGCTATATCCCGGCGCTCAGGTAACGGTGGCAAGGGGTGACAGCGAAGGTCCTTATAAAATCAATAGCGTTAAGATGGAAGGGGATAATTTCGGAGGCATGTATAAGGCTGACTTGGAAGTGGTGAGATTATAATGGATATAATGAATTTATCTGATGTTGTGAATCAAGTAATAGGCACATATATGTCCGATATTCATACCTGTATGCCGGGTGAAATAATTTCGTATCAGTCCAGTAAAAAGACGGCAACGGTCTTGCCGAGCGTTAAGATGAAATTCAGCACCGATGAGATTCTATCTATGCCATTAATAACCAACGTCCCGGTGTTTTTTCCGGGATCTTCAGATGCGGTTATTCACTTCCCTTTAAAAAAAGGAGATTCCGGATTATTGGTATTTAGCGAAAAGAGTTTAGAGAATTGGATTGCCAGTTCCGGGGGAGAAGTTGAACCGGGAGATCCAAGGAAATTCAGTCTGACAGATGCCTTTTTTATACCAGGAGTATTTACGCCAAAGAATCCCGGAAAAGCTGTGACAGGTTCCGGTATGGAGATATTATATAAAGATGCTAAAATAAATATTACTGATGCCGGGAATATCGAGTTTAACGGTAATACCAAACAGTTTGTTACCTGGACAGAATTAAACACTGCACTTCAGACCTTTATGACAGCTTTAATGGCTCATGTGCATACATGCACGGCGCCGGGCAGTCCCTCTTCTCCTCCGGCGTCTCCGATAACATTGGATATCAACTCCGCAAAATCTATTACTATAAAAACGGGAGGATGATATGTCGATTGATTTTGCAATAGATAAAAATGGTAACTTTATAAGAGAAAATAACGGTTTCAAAATGACCGGAAACAATTCTGAATATGTGGCTCAAAAATTGCAGATTAAATTAAGAACATTTTCCGGAGAGTGGTATCTTGATACTTCTGCAGGGATACCATACTTAGAAAAGATGTTGGAAAAGGGAGTTGATATGGCTTTTATAGAATCCATATTCAAATCTGCAATTTACAAAGTAAAAGAAGTGAAAGAGCTTCTATCTTTCAGTATAGCAATAGACTCATCAACAAGAAAATTATCCGTCAAATTTTCTGTAAAAGCTACAGACGGGACCATTATTGAGGGGGCTGTATGAGCACATACGGATTAACTGACAACGGATTTGTGGTTAAGGATTTACAAACTATTCTAAAGGAGCTTACTGCAGATTTTCAAAGCTCTTTTGGAGACGGCATTGATACTGACGCAGAATCAGTCGCAGGAAACTATCTTGGCAACTTGTCTGTAAAATTTTCGCAGATGTGGGAACTGCTCGCTGCTATATATGCAAGCTTTAACCCTGACAGCAATACCGGGATATCTCTTGACGGATCACTGGCATTGATAGGAACGGAAAGACTCGCTGCATCACAATCAAGTGCCATAGTTACCTGTTACGGGGCGGAGGGATCAACTATACCGGCCAATCATCTTGTCGGTATGGAGAACGGCATTACATGGCTTTTTGAATCAGGTGGTGAAATAACTGAAGGGTCTTTGAGTGATTGCCAGATAGAGCTTGTAAACGATCCTGTCGCGGGAGAAGTCTTCACAATAACAATTAACAGTCTGTCATACAGCTATACAGGCATTACTGGAAGCACAAAAGCATCAGTTATAGCCGGATTAAAGGCCGCGCTTGACGCAGGAGCAGTAGCACCGGTTATAAATACGGCATTGATAAATTCCGATATACTTAGGATATATTCTTTTGACGGTAAAACACCTTTTGTCGGATCATTAAATGAGCTTCTTGATTATAAATTAATTGGAAGTCCTTTTGAATATCTCTGTAATACTAAAGGAGCTATTGCAGCACCTTCAGGGGCCATTATGGTTATAACTCAGCCGGTAAGCGGAGTTACCGCAGTAAGTAACCTTGCAGATGCTACAAAGGGGAGAGACAGGGAGTCGGATAGTTCTGCAAGAATACGCAGAAGATCTGCACTGTTAGCAAACAGCAGCGGCACAGATAAAGCCATAGAGAGTCAAATTGCAGAAATAGAGAATGTTACCTATGCGAAAGTATATAGTAACCGGACAGACTCCGTTGACAGCGAAGGGCGTCCGGCGCATTCTTTTGAGCTTGTCGTATTAGGTGGGGATGATTCAGAGATAGCAGAGGCCTTGTGGGGATTAATGGCGTCCGGTATATCAACTTACGGATCAACCACTATCACAATAAAGGATAGCTCCGGGAATGATCAGGAAATAAACTTCAGCAGAACGGCAAATAAATACATATGGATCAGTATTGTTGCTACAAGAACAACTGAAGAAGATTTCCCCGAAAACGGAATCGCTGTTATTAAAGATGAAATTATAGAATGGGTTGCTACCGGTATAAACGTAGGCAGAGATGTCTTCTGGCAGAGATTTTTTAATCCGGTTTATAAATGCCCTGGTATTGCGGATGCAGAAATTGAAATCGGATATAGTACAGATCCGCTGGTACCTCCGGTGTCTTATGCATCAGAAAATATCCCTGTAGCGTCAAGGGAAGTTGCAGTTTTTGCCGTTGACAGAATATTTGTGAGTGTAGCGTAATGGATCAGATAATTTACTCCGAATTTAATCAGCCTCCATATCTTTTAGAGCAATTTCGAGATACTGAAGTTGCTTTGCTTGCAGCTGTTCCCGATAGACAGTTTCAGGAATTAGAGGCGGCTGCTCAGGCTTTATTTACGGACATGTGGATAGACAGTGCCTCTGGAAAGCAGCTTGATTTGATAGGGGTTCATGTAGGATTATTGCGTTATGGCCGAATAGATGCGAGTTATAGAACATTACTCAAACTCAAGGCTTGGGTTAATAATACGGCAGGGACTCCGGAAAGCCTTATTAAAGTAGCGCGGGAAATATTCAGCGCAACATATGTAAAATACTCTCAGATTCAACCGGCAAAAGTTCAATTGTTGCAAAATGGACAACTCGGAGTTTATCAGCAAACTGAAATTTTACTTAGTACGGGAGATTTGCTGGTTGATCATACAGGTGAAGTTTTGTGTTTTCAGGAACCTGATGATTTACCGGAAAGCATATTGCTGGACCTTCTTCCATCGGGAGTAGGTCTTATTATTGGATACGAATTTTTAGTCGAGGATGAACCATTCCTTATAAATGGTGAACCTATGTATGTGATTACATTAGCAGAATAACAGGAGGATATAAAAATGGGAAAAGATTTAGGCGCTTTAACAGCCGCAACGGTATTATCGAAAACAGATTTAGCGTTAATAAGGCAGACTTTAACTGATAAAAATATGACCATGGACGTACTGGCTGAATTCATTATCAGATTATCAGACCAGGGTTTTAAATTTCAGACAATAAACACAACAACAGCAATCGTTGAAATTGAGGCGCAGCAGGTATTATATGAAGGCGATACAACCGCTTCAGCGCTTACTTTAACGCTTCCTTTCAGCGGTCCGCGCGATGGCTCCGTGGTCATTGTTACAAATCAAATAGGAAGTAATAATCTTATTCTTACATACGCTTCCGGGGTCAGTCTTACTATGGCAGCTGGCGGATGGGCTATGCTTGTGTATCAAAGCGGATGGAAGCTGATGTCAAACAATATCGATTATGTTGTTGAATCAAAATCACTTCTTTCGTTTTACAATATCTTTTCCAGAATAAAAAAAAATGGAAGCTCTGACCAGATAGTAGTTCCAGTGTTCAGGGTGAATTTGAACGCAAAAGAGTATTTCATTTCATCCGAATTAACTCTATCCGTATCCGATCTTGATACCGGATCATCCTTTGTATTCGGTTCAGATTATTACATATGGGCAGGGGTTCCCTCTCTTGGTACTGCTCCTGTAGTAAAAATATCTCTTTCGGCAACAACTCCTGCAGGCCTTACAAATCCGAAAATAATCGGCGGATTTCACTATGGTAAAATCAGGACTTCTTTTACTATTGCCGATGTAGGAAATGGAATATTGTCAAATTCATGTTGGGACTTAAATCACATGCCAAGCTGTTATTTACTCGGCTTGTCAGATCCTTCAACTTATCAATTGGGTGGCATGGTTGAGGTTATTCCGGGGAAAACATGGGTTGATATATACCTTG